GTCGACTAAGACCTCGTCCGAGCTATTCGCGATCAGATCGCCCGCCTCGGAAACGGCACGAGAACGCATAGCGCCTCTTAAATAAAGTGTATCGTAAAATCCGTTTCCGGTTCCTCTTTCGATACGAGGATACGACCGAGCGCCATTATCGCTGCGACGATCCCGTCGATCCTTTCTGTGGACTTCTTCTTACTCGGTTTAACATTACCTGCGGCGTCCATCTCGACGGTAATATTCGCCGCCATCCAGTTTAAGATCGGATTCCCTCCGTGGTTAAGCGTTTCTCCAATAACGCGCGCTTCGAACTCCTTTGTTGGAGCCGACATAGACGCGAATCCTTGCCCAAAACCAACCATATCGAAGCCGTCTCCCTCGAGTTGCGTTGCAAGCTGCGCGGCGTTCCAGCGGTCGATCGAGATCTCTTTGATATGATATCTCTGTGCGAGATCGTTAATCGTTTTGCGGATATACGCATAATCGATAACCTTCCCAGGGGTTGCGATTAGATAGCCTTCTTCGCGCCATAGATCGTATGGGACGCGATCTCTCCTCGCGCGTTTCGCGATATTCTCCTCCGGTACGAAGAAGAACGGCAGGAGGTGGACGTCGTCCTCGATCGGAAAGGCGAGTATTAGCGCCGCTATATCGGTCGTCGTCGCGAGATCAAGTCCCGCGTAACAGATAGCTCCGTCGAGCTCCGGTAACGGCTTAGAACAGGCTTTCCAGGCGTCCGAGGATAGCCAGCGCGCGTCCGACTCTGTCCATTGGTTGAGCAGGAGACGCCGGAACGTGTTCTCGTACGCGGGGATCGATTTTGCTTTATCGCATTCGGTATGAAAGTAATCGGGCTTAATCGAGACTCCGAGTCCTGGATGCGCTTTCGCCCAGGTATCGGGAGATTGCCAATCGTCGGTATCGTCCGCCGCATAGATGCAGGACAAGAAACTTGGATCCTCGATCAGTCCATCCGCGACGCCTTTCGCATAGCTCCATTGCTCGTAGCAGATCGAGTGCTTATCGTGTCCGGCGGTCGTAATCGCGAACGTTAACGGTTGCTTTCGGGCGCCCGTCGAGGTCGTTAGAACGTCCCAGAGTTCGCGATTCGGTTGCGCGTGCAATTCGTCGAAGATAATCGCGGACGCGTTTAGACCGTGTTTTGTGAACGCGTCGGCAGATAGCGCTCGATAAACCGAGCCGGTTGATTCAACGACGAGCGAGTGTTTATAGACCGTAACGAGTCCGCGCAACGTTGGATTCGCCTCAACCATCTGTTTCGCTTGCTCGAATACGATCCGCGCTTGATCTCGATCCGCGGCGGCAGAATAAACTTCCGCGCCCATCTCTCCATCTGCGAGCAGACAATAAAGGGCGATCCCGGCGGCGGTCGTGCTCTTTCCGGCTTTACGCGGTATAGCGACGAAAGCCGTCCGATACTGGCGCGTCCCGTCGGCGCGAAGGTTACCGAATAACGGGCGAATAATATCGCGTTCTTGCCAAGGCTCGAGTTTAAACGGACGTCCTGCAAACTCGCCTTTCGTGTGCCGGAGGAATCGTTCGAAGAACTCGACGGCTCGACCGGCTTTCTGTTCGTCGTGGTATTTAGACGGCGAAAAATTGGAGGTCATTCTCTGTCGTATCCTTAATCGGCGTTACTTTCGAGCGGGATGCCGGCGTAAGACCGAGCTCGCCCGCTAGACCGCGAAACTGAGTTAAGACGGAACATTTGACCGGTTTACCTTCGCGCGCCGTAGCGGCGATCTCCTGGACGGTTAAGCAGTAGCACGCAGCGATCTGATAGTCGGCTTCGGTTAACACTCTGCAAGCGTTTAGAAGCGGGATAACGCGGTTCCACTCCTCGAGCCCGTCCTCGATCAAATAGTCCGGAGCGTCCCACTCCGAAGCGACCGGCATTTGAATTTCCGGCGGTAAATCACGTTTACCTGGATTTCCGGCGAGCTCGTGCAACGCATTCGGTTTGCGCCTTCTTCCTGATCGTCCTTTAACTCCAGCCATAATCGGCTCCTTAAATCGCGAATATGTGTGTTTAGGGGACGGGGCGGTGCATCGCGCCGTCGGTTCCTAGTGATCTTTTCGCACGTTCCAATCATGCCCAGGATCGAGCGGTATTCCATAACGATCGCATCCCCAACTAACGCGCTTTCCGAAGTCGATCCCGGCAGTCTTACGAGAGTGACAGGAGGCGCAACACGCTCGATAGTTGTTCCAATCGTTGTTATCGCCGTTGTTGTCGAAGTGATCGACGGTATTCGCTGGCGTAACACGTCCCTCTTGTTGGCAGTAGAAGCAGAGAGGATTCTGGGAGAGGAACGCCTCGCGTATCCGTCGCCAGTGCCCAGAGTGAAGCGAGATCGTCCGCTCCTTCGCCTTATAGTTCGAATGCTTCTTAGCTATCGCTCGAGGACTGTGCTGTCGCATTGTTGCTATCCATCTTCGGTAGGTTCTCTTTCTCCCGAACTTCGTCAGGTGTCATCCATCCGGACGAGATCGCGATTTGATAAAACTGTGCGCGGTTTAGGCTGTCGCCGCGAAGCAATCCTTCGACATTGTGCTCGCAGTAGAAGCGAGTTCGATCAGCAATAACAGAGCGATCGAGTGCTTGCTCCCAAGCGATTAGGTGTCGACGTAGCGTATGCGTTACGAAGTAGCGTCCTAGCTCTACGGCGTTGGAATAGTTAGCCTCGCGCAGGTCGCCAATTAAGACCGGCGGAACGCGGAACAGGCGAGCGACTTCCTCGACGGAGAGGCGACGCGCTTCGATCCATTCAGCGTCCTCGAGTGTCATAGAGACCGGTTTAAACTCGAGCCCGTTTGGAAGAATCGCCGTCTTAGCCGCGTTATCGGTTCCAGCGTATCTCGCGTTCCATTGACGAGAAACAGACTCGAGTTGTTGCTGGGTTAATGCCTGGTCGGTTTGCAGGACGCCGGAGAGCTTCGTCCCGTTGTTAAACGAGTTCGCGCCGTGTTGTTGCTCTGCCAGGGCAAGTCCGATCGTATCGCGCGCTACGGCGATCGGAGAGCGTCCCAGGATACCGTCGTCAGAATGGTAGCGAAGGTGCAGAACTTCCTCGGCAGAGAGACGAGAGACGCGCCCGGCGTCGTCGGTGACTTCGTAGACCAGAGATCCGCTCGAAGCTTTTAGAACCGAAACGCCGTCCGGGTGAATCGGATTCAGCGAGACGACTCGACCGAGATTATCAAAACTAATTCGCGCGTACGCATTACCTCGGAGTAGAACGTGGCGTTGCATCATCTCGCGAAACTCGAGCGCGGTTTGATAGTCGTTTGGTGCGTGCTGGAGCAGATCGTATAAGGGATGATCCTTCGCTTTCTCCCGACCGTTCTCCGTTCTTAAGTAAACATCGAGCGGCAGAGACGCAACGCTTTCAGAGATCGCTGCTACGCACGCGTAAACAGCCGAAACGCTCTCCGCGGTGCTCGCGTTAACGTGAACACTGGAGACGCCAGAAACGCCAGAGAGGCGCTCAAAATAGCGGTCGTAATTATCGGCGCGAGCCTCGATCTTCTTGCTAAAAATTCGGTTAATCAAGTTCAAGAGATCGCCTCCAGGTATAAGCGCGCGTATTTAACTTTGTTGCCTTTACGAGACCGAACCTGGACGCTCGTCGAAGCGTACGCCGGCTGACTCGTAATCGTAATTTCGTGTAGGTCGAGATCTGTTAGTGTTCGAAGGGGCGAACCGTCCTTTGTCGACCAATCCTCGGCGCGAGAAATAAAACCGAACGAGCAACCAGCGATATCGCCGCGCGTTACAAGTTCCTCGAGATCGCGTCCGAGAGAGGTATTCGGTAGATCGAGCTCGAACGCGAGACCGACTTCATCTTCGTAAAGGCGAAGCGTTCCTGCGCCGACTCGACCGAGAAGCGACTTTGAGTCATGCTCGTAAATCGCTCGGATATTCTCCGATGAATCAGCGGCTAGGGCGGAGGCGAAGGCGCCCGGCTGGATCGTTTCGGTAAACTCGCCGAGGTTCGTCGGAGAGTTAAACTTCGCTGCGTATCCGGTTAACTTCCGACCGGTACGACGAATCTCGTTACTAGCGCGCTTTTCCATCGAACAGACTCCCTTACAGAG